TTGATTGTGCATATATCGCCTGTCTGTTAGTTGTTGGCAGTGTGCTAAGAACATCGTGGATCTGATCGGTTGCGTCGTTGAAAAACGAATCAAACGAAATCTCACCATCCGACAAAAGCAGCAATCGCTCGACTGCGCTTTTATCAATGCCGGTGTTGTCCTGTACGCCCCGTGGCGTAGTCAGCGAAGATATCGCGCCAACGTCGCCAGATATGTCGTAACCAGCAACGTAGAGCCGGTTGCCTAGTCCGCTTGATTTACTCATGGCGTGATTGTCTCCGCTTCAAGGTCGTGTATCAACAAGTCGAACGTCACGATGCGATTCACCGCACCGCTGTTCCATTGGAAATAGTCTACTACTGCATCATCCATATCAAGGTCAGTAACTAAACCGTTTAGGTTCGAGTCACCAACTATCGCAGCTTTTACGTATCGCACCGTGTCCCAGATTGCGAGGTCTACGTTCTTCTTGATTGTAGGTGATGCGATGACAGGGAAATAAGCCCGAATCCTGAACCGCTCAGTAACCATTACGTTGCCGAGCGTCTTTGCTCCTGCGATATAAGGCTCGTCACCCACGTACCAAAACGCGATGACTGCCTTCGTTGGAATCTGCACAGGCTCACCAACGTAGTATGCCTGAAAGTTCGGGGTTGAAACCGTCTTGATTAGTGCGTCGATGCGCGCCACAACCGCTGCTCGATCAGCCATTTAGTCGCCCCGCAATTCTTCGAGCGAGTACCTTCGCCAGATTCTTCCGTCGTATCAACTGCCAAGCGTTGAGGAACATGTGATACAAGCCCTCAATGAAGTTGGCGTATACGACGTTCTTGCCCTGCGTGACTTCACCAGCGTCGATGATTGCATGAAGCGAATCCACACGCGAGCCTGTAACCGACTCTCGCAGGAAGCCAGTTACGACACCATGACCGGGGAACAGTTGCTGCTTTACCGCAACCTCTCCGAACAATGCAGCCTCATCCAAGACTTTCTCAGTCTCTTGACCAATGATCTTCTCAACTTTGCGAGGCGACCAAATCACGCCTTTGAATTCAACGTCAGAATTGACCACTTAGAAATAAACCCCGGCATTGTCACGAGTCTGCTTGTAATTATCCAAGCCTCTGAGAATGGCGCGTACCTCTGCGCCCGGTCTTGTGATTGTCGCACCAGCCGAGCCAATGACTGCGGTCGTACCAGCCTCACGGCTGCGCCACCGATCTCGTGCAATAGCTAGACACGCCTCGACTACATCAGATGGGTTTATAAATACGTCGATGCCTGCGCCATCGCTGTGCGTGGCTGCTGTCGTGCCATTTACACCACGTAAAACAGTCAGGTGGGTTCCATTCTTTGCCCGGACATACATTTGCTCAGAGTCGATAAGAATTGTGTTGCCGGGATAAATATCAGCACTAGCATCAGTTTTCACAACTGTTGTTGCTGTGCTGCTGACAGCATCGTTCAAGGAGTCCCCGTTCACTGTTTCGTTTTGCCAACCCCATGCGCCCAGAACGGTCAGGGTCTTTTGCCCTTGTGAAAGAATGTTCGCCGTGTTTTCTGTAAGTTTTAGCGTGTGGTACGGAGCCTGTGGATATGGTTGAAGAATGTAATCGTTAGCCAGTCCTTCGGTTAGGACGGTGCTTGAATCACGCGCAGACGAGTCGTATGCGGTCACGGTGGTCGGAACGGCGGTAAGCCAATCGCCTAGCGGGACAACCCCCAGAACGGGATCTGTGGCTAGTACAACATGCCTGTCACGCGGCATTTCTGACCTACTGCGTAACGCGCCTTTGCCGAGGTCGTATTCGCGTGTTGCCGTGTATGGAGAGAAAGATCGGTCGCCCACATACGCTTCGATTGTTAGTGATGCGCTTTCTAAAATGTGACGAATAACGGTTTCATCATCGCCCCAGTCTGCTGAGTAAGAATCACCCGCCAAGTAGTCCTTGAACAGATCAACGCTTGCATATACGTGTTTTGATCGCATTCGTTACGCCTCTCCGTTCAAGGCTACTGCTTGGGGGTTATCCGATTACTTCTTCAACGAGGTCTTTTTCCGCGATGAAGTCGTTAGGGTAAGTTGCCAAGACCGACTCGCCAACCTTGTACTTTTTGCCCTTGATGTATCGAGTGTCTGCGATGTAACGAGACTTCAAGCAAATCACTACGATGGTTTTTTCTCTTCGGGTTGTTTCTGCCACGCTTCTATCTCCTGTTAGTTGTGTGGGGCGACCAGCCGAAGCCAGCCACCCCACATTGATTACTCAGTCAGCGATTAGGCTGCTGCCATCTTGAAGATGCGGAATGCGTTAGTCAGACCAACACGACCGTCACCACGCTTGCGAGCGAAGAAACCAACTTGATCGGTTCCCATGTACAGGGAATCATTTCGGCGAATCGAAATTCCTACACGGTCGATCATGTAGTAGTTTCGGAAGTCTCCGAACGCTCCAACTTCCTCGTTGACTGCGAGAGCCGCAGCATCGTCCCAGCCTGTGCCATCGAATAGCGCAGCCGGGCGACCCCGGAAGGTCTGGTCTGGGGCAGCGGTCAAGTCCTCACCGAACGTCTGACCAGCAGAAGCGGCGTTGATGTTAGTCAACTGCTGCATGAAGCTAGAGGTCGAGTAGAACGTTCCGTTACCTCGGAACTGTGCCGGAAGCTGCCAGAACAACTTGTTCACATCAGCAGCAACAACAGCGGTTCCCGATGCTGTCAGTACGTCAGTGACAGAAGCGGTTCGGAGTCCTTGAGGCTCGGTAGTTCCATCACCACCAATAACCTGCTCATCTTCGTAGCGTCCAGCGGCTTCAGCGAACACCTGATTGAGAACAGAAGGAAGGTTGTGCGCCTCATCTTCTAGAAGTTCTACGGCTGCTCGAACGAGTCCACCTGACTTATAGATATTGAACGCAACCTGCCCGATAGTCGGAGTTGACTCTGCGCCAGTGTATGCGCCTTCTTCAGCGATACCAGCCCAAGAGACAGAACCAAATGTCGGCATGTTTCCTGCATCACGCCCAGTCTGAACGACGCTACAGTACGGTCGAATCACTGAACCGGGAACACCGGGGTCGCGAATCAACTCATCACGCCAATCTTCAGGAACGAGGTACCCACCCTCAGAGTCCGTACCTTCTTGCATGGCACGAATGTAATTAGGGTCGGCTGTGCGGAAGAAGTTCTCAGCGTTCGGGGATTTGTCGGTCATCCAGAGTCTGAACGCCTCTTTGTAAACTTCAGCTTCTTCCTGCTGAGTCTTGCCCATCTGCTTACGCACCCATCGAGGCTGAACAGCGGCAGGGTTGCCCTTTATCCAGCCAGCAGGTTTGTGAGAAGCAGAGTAGTTGCGCTTGTTGTCATCAGGGTTGTATTCCTCACGCTCACCATCAACAACAGGAACGTCGTTCTGTGCTGTGTGGCGGCCTTCGGCGTAGCCCTTGATTGCTTCGTTGGTCTGGATTGCAGTAGCAACCTCACTGTCGAGCCGCTGCGCCTCTGCCAGCATTCGCTGTGCAGATTCAGGGCTGGAAGCAAGATATGATTTTGCACTTTCAATCAGTGCGGTCGCATGGTTGCGCTTGTCATCAATAGATGCAAGAGGCACCGCTGCGGATTTTAGATTGTCCTCGGTTACTTCCGGGACGATAGTTGGGTCGAACATTTCGCCTACCTATATGCAACAGCCGAGCGGCTGCGCTTGTGTTGCTCGATATCAATTTGAATACCGAGTGTTTTCGCGTCTAGCCCCTCAGTGAGCGAGGCAGATGAATCATCATCCGTGTCGCTGGCAGCGGGTGTACGTTCCGATGATAACGCCTTCACAGCTTCGAGGGCAACATTGAGATTCTCAACAACCTCTTCCCACTTACGCTGTGACAGATGCCCGATAGTGTCGGGTTCCGCTGGCGTTGTAGTGAGTGAGACTTCCAGAATCGGCCACGAGGAAATTACATCACCGTCCATGCTCATCATGTGCGGAGAAGTACCAGTCGATACGCCCATCTTGCCTGAACGAATCATGGTGGCGATAGCTTCGGCAAACTTGTTCGCCTTGTCTAATTGAGCCTCAAACCAAATACCGATCTCGTCGGTTTTCTTCTTCGTCACCTGCCCGATCATCTGAAGCCCTAGTTTCGCATCCATAGCGTGATCGTACATCAGCGGTGGCGTGGATGAAGTCGTTGACTCCCAGAAGTCGGTGTTCTTGGTGAACTTCGTGCCGTAGAGGTCTACGTTATCGAACACGACCATGTAGCCCTCGATGATGTAGGACTTGCCGTCTTCGCTAGCCCTGATGTTTAGATTCTGCGTCATGTCAACAATCCTTCAGTCACCGGCGTAGCACCACGAGTACAGTTCGGGTGTTCTGTCGGGTTTGCTTCGTACCATTCTATCGTCTGACGAGTTCCGTCTACCGCTCGGCATCCTTCGTCCTCGTCACCATCACGGATAATCACTTCACTGACACCGCTCGCCCTGTAACGTAACGCTGTCGTTTGATTCTGCGCCCATCGAACCTCGGTGCGTGCAATCGTTCGCGCTCGCTTCACAGCGTCAGGATTGCGCGGAATACCACGAACGATATTGCGTAGCCCGTTGAAGTTGTCAGCATCCACACCGTCGGCGATCTGTCGCAGCGAGTAGCCACGGTTTACCCCGTCCTGAAGTGCTTTATTTATGCGGCTTCGTGTTACATCGTTGATCGACTTCACTCGCGCCGATGCCTGATTGAGCCGCTGAAGAACTGCACCCTCATGCGATGAGTATGAAATCTCAGACAGCACGCCGGCGCGTGTTACGTCTGCCCATGTGCGTTCGGCTACGTTCTGAAGTTCCGGGGATATCTCCTGCGCTAGAGTTGCGTCATACGTGAACGGGATAAGTGTTTCCCCGCTGATTCCCCATGTTGGGGCAGCGCGAACTACAACGGGTTCGGCTTCATCCTCTTTGATCGCTCGACCGAGAATCGAATCAGCGTCTTGCCCTAGCTTGTTGAACGATTTCTGTATGACCAATTCTGTATCGTCGGTTGAATCAAGATACTCACGATCTACTGCCGATTCGAGTTCGCCGATGCCTTTGACTGCCGGGAGTGCGAGAACTTCAGCAGGAGCATTGAGCGTGTTTGCTGCGCCATTGGTCGGAACCATGCCCGTATGCACAAGCCCTTCAGGGAGTAGCAACGCCGCAGACACGGAATCAGGCTCGTAACCTGCACGAATCAAAATAGCCGCACTCTCGGCGCGGGTCTTAGTGACTTCTGCCATTTGCTTCTGATCGTCAGCCAAAGCGCGAACATCAGAGAAGTCGAAGCCGAACTTCATGCCTCTGAAATCAGGCGTGTCACTGAGCGCACGAGTGAAGAACGCCGCAGCTCGCTTATATGCAGGGAGCAGAGTTTCTTCCCAGAACGATTCTTTCGCTTGTCCGTAGTTGGAATATGTAGCCGAGTCTAGTCCGACCTTCGCGCCGACAATGATCGGAGGAACGCCGAACGCTGCACAGATACGCGACTCGGTGACGTTGCGAAGCTCAACCATTCCCATCTCGCCCATCTTCGGAGCGAGTTCTTGATATGTGGCATCTTCGTCCAGCACTCCGATACGCTGCCAGTTCGCTTTTCCTGCGAAGCGTGCGTGCCAGTTGCGTCGGATTTGGTCTGCTTCGTCTTGCGTGTTCAACCGTCGAGCAACCTTCAGGAAGCCAGCGGGAACACCCTTGTTCTCAAATACCGACCTTGCGAAGTCTGTGGCATCGGTGTCGAGGTTCACCATCTTGGCGAGTACCTGCAAGTTGCCTAGCCCGTACCAGTCATTGAGCGGGTCAGTTGTCTTGTGATGCCCGATAAATTCAGCGGGGATGATGTACGGTTGCCCGTCAAGTGTGTACCGATACGCAGCAGCCTCGCCAGTCATCTGGTTCGGAATGATTCGGATGCGGTCAGGGCGCAACCAGTACATGCCTGAAATAGTGCCGATGGCTGAACGTGGAGTGAATAGATATACGTTGCCGCCTATGAGCAACTGCATGTGCATCGCTTCAAGGAATGCAACGGTGTCCATTGCGGCGTTAGGTTCGGCAACAAGCTGCAACGCTCGCTGGTTAGTCGTGGGGACTAGGTTGCCATCTTCATCATAGTTGCCAACCTGAAGAACGGCTTCTGATGCGCTTGTGATGTATTCCTGAATACATGCAAATACGAGTTCGTTCTGGCGATAGCCTTCATGCGCTGCGTTGGCGTATGAGCGATCTGGCTCCTCTGCCTGTTGGGTTCCAGTGGTCACAGTTACGGCTACTTCACGAATATCCTGTAACGGAATGTTCTTCTCGTTCTGGAAGTAGGGGATTTTATTGAATAGACCGGTAAGCGGGTTCACTACCAAACTCCCTGTGAGGCTGTATCTATGAGGTCAGTAATAGCCCACACCAGCGCATCTAGCCGGTCAGGTGAATCCGGGGAAGCGGGTGTCCAACTTGTCATCTGATCTTCAAGTTCTGGAAATATCCCTACGTGGTGAACTAGCCCACGTTCATATAAAGCCGAAACGGGTTCAGCGCGAATAGCCTTACCACGGCTAGCGGTAACAGGCTTATACGCCATTGTGCCACCGCCCTCCACGTTTCGTATAGTGGCTTCTACCATATCACCGCCGTAGTTCTTCTCGGCAACAACACGATCTGCCTGAATTTCGTCGTAAAGTTTCTTCGCTTCCCATCCCCATTGTAGTGGAGTCGCAAGAAGGCTGCGATCACGCAACACGTAATACTCACCGTCTGAGGCTTTCGCTGCGCCTACGATGCCTACCTCGTCGCCACCTCCACCAGCAGGGTCGATAGCTACAACCACACGGATGAGCGCAACGCCAGCGGGCAACTCTGATACACGGTCACGGTCAATCTGGTCATGTGTCCACAGTGAGCCTTCAACATCTTCGAGCAGCAGCCCTTGTTTCTCCTGCCTGCCGCGCCGTGTGCCGATGAGAGGATTGATGACATTGGCGTACCACAGCGGGTGGAGGTTGGCTTTGTTCTCGTCTGAGTCACCGCCTACAGCTACGGTCGTATCGTCCTTCACAAGTTCGCGCATAAACTTTGTAGGGCGTGGCGTAGTCGTTGCGATGATGCGAGGCTGTCTGCCGATACGCAGCCCTTCTTTGAGGTTCTGGAACGCTTCCTGTTGGCCGTTGACCTGCCTGAACGCTGCGAGTTCGTCCACCCCGGCTAGATCATGTTGAGGCCCGCGTAGTTGATCGGGTTCGGCAGCCGTGTACGTCGTGCAGACTGCGCCGTTCGGAAAGATTAGTTCCCGGTTCGATGGCGTGTACTCAGGCTTGAACCACGGCGGCGCAAGCGTAAGGATGCCCGACTCGCCTTCGATCATCGTCTTGCGAACATCGGGAACGGTTCTACCTACGAGAGCAATGCGACGATATCCGTGGTTTTCTACGAGGTTGATGATGTTCTTCGATAACGCCCAGTTCTTCCCAAAGCCTCGACCAGTCATCAGCAACCATGTGAGATAGTCACCGAGGGGCATCCGCTGTTTAGGACGCGCCCAGAAGTCGAAGTCGTACAGCAGTCGAGCCGCTGCCTGTGTGTCGAGTGAGGCTAGGTACGCGTCATACTTGCCGCTAGCCGTGAGCAGTTCGGCATCGCTCATGTGGGCGTATGGAGTGGCTGTGGTCAACTAGTCGCAACACCGATGCCAGCGGTGGGCGATGTTGGCTTTTCGTCGCTAACAGGCTCGTAAGTCTGCACAAAGATGTCAGGCTTGCAGGGGTAGAACTCACCCGCAACACCCTTGATGATCCAGTCCCCGAAACTGGCATCCATGTCGCCTTCGAGCGTCGGAATTGTAATTCCTGTTATTGCTCGCATTGGAGGCCGTGACCAGTACGTGCCGCCGCACCAACTCTTTACGTCCTCAAGGTTTTCATGCCGAAGCTCAGTCGCCTCGATCACAACAGGTTTCTTTCTGAACTTCATCTCAATAACCTCCGGGTTACTTCGTTTCAACCTTGCCACACAAGCCTTTCGACTGAGTAACGGCTAACAAATAAGTGATCGCACTACCGATCTGAGAAGGGCGCATCTTCCCGCCCCACTGTATCCGACCGTCTGAACGACCTGCACGCAGTATCAGCAACCAATCGTAGAACGGTGCGCCGTATTGAATAGCGCATCGCTTCGGTCGCCATCCATCGTAGATGTTATGTTCGCGCCTCGTCTGTTGCATCGGACGGTTCCAGAACTTCAGCAATAACCTCAACGCCACCTTCGATCATTCGTTCACGCATATCTGCCATACGAGACTTCAACAGTTCCAGCGGGTCTTGCCCTTCGATCACTAGCGTGTTGTTGTTTACGTTGACTTCGGATTTGTGACCTTCGCGGAATATCGGGCGACGGGCTTTCAGAACCAATTCGATGGCGCGGATGTGACCGTTTGCGCCTTCCTTCCAGAGAACGCCTTCGAGCTTGTCGAGGGCATCTTCTAGCGAGTCATCCCAAGCGTCTGCGAACTCAGGGTATTTGTTTCGATGCCGGTGGACTGTCGCCCTTGATACATCAGCAGCCTTACACGCAGCGGA